CCCGTGCCCACGCCCATGAACGCCAGCATCCCCGGCTTCGCGCCGGAAATGCCCGCCTGCTTCCACGTCAGGTCGCGGTATTTTCCGCGCTTGCTGTCGCTGTCCCACAGGGCGTTTGTGCCTGCCGTCGTGTAGCGCTTGTCGCCGCCCGCGCAGGTGCGGATGACCTTCTTGATGAGGTTGATACAGTCCAGCTCGCTGTACGCCGTCCCGATCATCTCCCGCGCCGCGCGGATGGCCGCTTCCGCCTGAATCATCGGGTTCACCCCCCCTGCGTCACTCCGTCACGAGGTCTTCGCAACCGCTGTCGATCAGGACTTCCCTGACCTTCTCCTTGAGCAGTCGCGGCACCTGCGCAAAAGTCTTCTTCCCAAGCATAATCTGCTGTGCCCAAATCATAGCCATCATATCTTCTTCCTTTCCGCTCATCACGAGCAATCCAAAAATTTTAAGCATATACAATCTCGCTCATCTCGAGGATGCATTGCAGTAGAGTTTCGTTCTGGTCCTCGAGCGCTTTAATGCGCTCCTCTTGCGTCGGTTGTGGCTCTCCCGGTTCCGGCACTTCCGGCTCGACGTACACACTGCCGTCGTCGGAGAGCTGCACCGCGTTGTCAAGGGTGCGGTAAACGGTCGTGTAATCGCTAAAATCGCCGAGCTGGGTCACGCCATCCATGCGCCACGTCGTAAAGCCCGTTGTTGGAGCGTCGGTGATACCGCCAAGCTCAATAACATGTTCATTGCGCCGCGAAAACGTTACTTCCCGGATTTCGTCCGATGCGTTTATCTTGATTTTAATCATTGCATATCCTCGTTTTCACAGTCAATTCCGTTCCTATTCGGTTCATATTTTTACCCATGTAATTTGTTTAGCGCCGTTTATTTGTACGCCCAAAAACGCCTCGCTGCCGGCACCAACGCCCACATAGTATGTGTCCGAATAAAAACTTCCCGGCCAGCTTCCGCCACTAAGTCGGATAAAACCGCCATAATCAACAGGCACCGTATTTCCTTTGCTTTTTTCTGCATAAAAACCACCTGACTTTATCGAGCCGATAGCATTTTTTATGGATTTAACCGCTTCGGCGCTGGCGACTTTTTTAGACAAGTCCGTGCTTGCCATAATCTCTTCTAACGTCAGTGCGTCGGATTGATTGACTTTATCGTCCTTTAGCTGATTAACTGTCTCCTCATCCGCCGCGCCGATGTTCTCCCTCGCCTGCGTCTTTTGCGCATCATTAAGCGTCTGCGCCGTATACAGCACCGCTTCCTGCGGCGCATCCCTGCCGGGGTCGCCCTTCTCCCCCTTCTCGCCCTTTGCGCCGGGATCGCCTTTCTCTCCTTTCTCTCCCTTTGCGCCGGGCTCTCCCCGAAGCGACGCTATCTGCTCATCCGTCAGGCTTTCAAATGTCACCTCGCCGTCCTTGCCCTTTGGCCCTTGCGGGCCAGTGGCTCCGGTTTCGCCCTGCGGCCCCCGCTCGCCGGTGTCCCCTTTTTCGCCCCTCGGCCCCTGCGCGCCAGTGTCGCCTTTTTCGCCTTTCGGGCCTTGCGCGCCGACAAATTCCCCGTTGTCGAGCTTCTTTTGCACGTCGTTTGCAACCTTCTGCGCGCTGCTCGCAGCGGAAATGGCCTTTCCGGCAGCCGTGTTCGCCGCGCCTGCCGCCGCCTTGCAAGCGTCAAACTGCGCCAACAGCTCGGCAAGCGACGGAATCACCTTTTCCTCGTCGATGATCGTGTCCGTGCTGTCCTCCATCACCCGTATCACGCAGCCGTAAAGCGGGATCTGCGTTTGCCCGTCCTCGTCCATCAGCGACAGGATAATCGACACGTCGCCCCGCTCTGCGTAACCGATCTTCGGCAGCGTCACAGATACCACGTTGGCCTGCACACTGCCCACCTGCTTTTGCAGGCTTGCGCGTCCCGGCAGGATCATGCTCAGCCACGGCTGCATCCCGGTCAGATCGGCGGGCTTGCCGCCGTCCAGAACCACGATCACAAAATCGTGCGCCTGACGGCTCGAAAGCGTCGCCAGCGCCCTCAGCCGTTCCACCGGCGGCGAATCCTCCTGCAGATCGACCGCGCGGCGAATTTTCCATCCGTCCATCTTCTCCTCCTCAATACTGTCTGCCCGTCTGGCAGGATATAAAAACCTGCGCGCTCCAGCTCGCACGAATGTGCGCCAGTCCCTGCGCGTTTCCGCTCTGGGGCTTCGGGCGCACGGCAAAGCTGTGGAATGTTCCCCGGCTGATTCTGCCGTCTGTGTCCGTGGAAAGATACGGTGCAATATCGACGACGCCATTTTCAAAGGCGCTGCCCGGCACCTCTTTCCCGTCAACCTCGACCGTGTATGCGCTCGTCATCGGTCCGGAATAGATGCCGTATTCAATCCCATGCAGGTGCTCCGGAAGGGTCACGTCATGCGCATGCGCCGGAATGTTTACGCTGTGCCTATGTTCCGGCAGATTGAGCGTCTGAGACGGAACCAGCAGGCTGATATTCATCTCGTGGTAGTGCGAAAATTCATGCCGATGAATCATGCCGTGCCGGTGGCCGCCGAGGCCGTGCGTGTGGCTGTCAAAGCTGTGCCAGTGACCCATGCCGTGGCTGTGCGCGCCGGTGCTGGTCGTGCTGCCCGCACCGTTGTAACTCGTATGCCCCGTCTTTCCGACGGAAACGCCGTCAAAAGTGTGCCGGTGCGTGTTGTTAGAGCCATGAGAGTGCTTTCCCGCTTCGTCCGTCGAGGTCATCGCGCCGCCTTCGTTTCGGCTGACGCCGGTATTTCCGCCTCCTCCGGAACCGGTCGAGCCGCTCGCGCCGTCCGTCTCCGACATGTTGTCGCCGCCGGACGTTTTCGCAAAGCCCGTATGCGCGTCGACCGCCCCATCCTGCATGGGCGAACCCGTCATCTTCACCTCGGATACCGTGCGCTTCTCGACGGTCAGCGTCGCGCCGCCTCCTGCCTCGCTTGTCTGCGTACCGCCTCCGCTGGCCTGCGTCGTCGTCACCGTCCCGCCGCCGCCCTTTGCGCCCTTGCTGTCCGCCCGAAAGCTCGACAACGTGACCTTCAGCATGATGGCGTTGATATGTACCATGTCGTCCGGGATGTAGATATCGCCCTCGGCGGGCGTTTCCGCGTCGGCGTTCTGCTCGATGCCGCCGGAATAAAACGTCGTGCTGCCCTGCCCGTAAAGCTGCTCGATGCGCGACGTTCTTTGAAGTTGGGCGATGACGGAAGCCACGTCCGCGCTGCGGTTGGCGATAGTCAGCTTCGCGTTCCAAGGTTCTGTGATGGGCTTAGGATAATGGATTTCCCGCACCCGCGCCCGAATCGTCAGCCCGTAGTCGCGATAGATAATCCGCGCCATGCGTCCGGCATAAAAAGCGTCCATCTTTTCACCTGTGAGGATAGATATATCCTTACAGGTCACTCCGTAACTGACATGCGGATTGCAGCACAGTTCAAGCGCCGCGCGTCCCTGCGCCAGCAGCGTCGCCGCGTCGGTGATGGTCGTATCCACATATGGCTTGCTGACCACGCCCCAGAGTGCCTGCGTCGGGCTGTCGATGTACGCCATGCCGCCGTTCACGCTCTTGATGTTCAGCTGGTTCACGCCCTCACCATAGCCCAGCGGATAAAGGCGCGTCGCAAAGTCCGTGTCGAGGACCTCTTCGCTGATCTCCTCCATGTTCCGGCTATACCGCAGCTCCGTCGCGTCGGTATCGTCCGCCCGCACGACGTTCAGCGTCCACGGGTAGCTCGTTGTGTCCGTCGTCATCAGTGCATCTGGGATCGGCTCAATCAGCTTGAGCAGCGCCGAAAGCAGTCCTTCGCTCGCAAAGCTGTACTCGTAGAGCGTCGCAAAGTCGCAGCGCCCGAGCTTCCAGCGCGCTGTCTGCTGGCACGCCAGCACCTGCCGGATACAGCTTTCCAATGGCTGCCCGTTGCCGCCGATCTGCATGTAGGTCGGCGTGATATCGTCCGAAAGCGTGCAAAGCACCTGATCGCATTTGAGCTTCTTCGTGCCTGCCCTGCCGTATACGCCCTTGGGAATCTCCGTCACGCGGAACAGGTCAATTCGTTTGCCTGCCGCGTCGAAGATTTCCACGAACTGACGATAGCCGAACGAGCCGATATCTTTCGTCGGCACGGTCACGGTCACGCAGGAAAGCGGCGTGTCCTTGAGCTTCAGATCGCTGATCTCCGCCGTCCGCAGCTCACCCGTGCATCTTAGATTCAGGTCGTAGATTTTTGGGTATCTCATAGGTATCTGCCCCTCGCCGTCAGATGGACGCTGCACGCCTTTTCCGTTTTGACCGTCACCGCGTTCCTGCCCGGCGACAGCAGCAGGTCGTCGTCGCTGTCCGTCGTCCGCATCGCCATCGCCGAGCGTGTGCCGCCGTCCACGCCCTCGATTTCCAGCAGCAGGATATCCTCCTGCGCATACCGCGCGACCAGCGTTTCGCCCGCCGTCATCCCCAGCCCCGTAAAATTAAACCGGCAG